AGGCCCATGGACTTACCATTGCTTCGGATGCGGCACGCATGGCGACGTCGTCGACTTCGTTCGCGAGCGCTACGGCTACGACAACAACGGCGACGCGGCGAGGTTCCTGATCGGAGAGGACACCCGCGCGCCAGTGTCGACGGCCGCCTACGTCGAGGCCCACAACCCCTATGAAGGGTACGAGATCACGCGGCCGCCAGCCGACGCGGTCGAGATCGTCGCAGGCGTCCGCAGCCCGCCGCTCTTGAACCCGAAGCGCATCAGCGACACGACAGGCAAGCCGAAGCACGTCACCTATACGCCGTCCGCCGTCTACCCGTACCGCAACAAGAACGGCCAGCTTCTAGGCTATGTCCTTCGCGTCGAGTTTGACGGCCGCAAGATCACGCCCGGCATATGGTGGACGAAGTGCGAGGCCAACGGCTTTGAGGGATGGGCTCATGGAAGCTATCCGTCGCCCCGCCCACTTTACGGTCTTGACCGGCTTTACGCGAACCCGGATCATCAAGTCCTCCTCGTCGAGGGCGAGAAGTGTGCCGACGCGGCATGCGTCTACATGGAAGGCAAGCGCGTCGTGCCCGTTACCTGGATGGGCGGTGGCAAGGCGATCGAGAAAACCTACTGGAAGTCGATCGCCGGCCGCAGCGTCATCATCTGGCCGGACAACGACGCCGAGGGATGGAAGACTACGCTAGGCTATGCCCGTCCAGGAGGCGGATGGAAGCCCGGCCTCGTCGAGCTGCTCTACAAAGCCGGCGCGGCCAAGGTTAAGATCGTCGAGATCACGCCTTCATCCAGGCCCGAGGGTTGGGATATCGCGGACGCCCTATTCGTTGACAAGCTGGACGTGAGATCCGTCGAGCTGTTGATGCGGGACCGTATCCGCGAGTGGACGCCGAAGATGGCGGAGGATCACAAGCAAGCGCAAATTGAAAAGGAGATGCCGCATGGACCCGATAAGCAGGATGATGCAGGAGCGAGCCAGACTACAGCACGCGGCAGCAGTCGACAGGCTGACAGCGGAGCAGGCGCAGGCCAGGACGGAGCGGATGACGGCCGAGACGAGAGCCAACAACGAGCTATCCGCCCGACAAAGGTGGATCGCCAGTCTGCCGCGAAAGAAGACGACGCTCCGCCGCCTGATGAACCTGCCGAGCGTCCCGTTGGGCGCGGCTACGAAATCACCGAGGACACCTGGAGACAGCACCTCATAATGAAAGCCGACGGCGACGGCCTCAAGTCTACGTCGCTCCAGAACTTTACGCTGATCCTCCAGTATGAGCGCCGCTTTTCAGGCGTCTACGCATGGAACGAATTTGCGAAAGAGGTCTACCTTATGCGCCGTCCACCATGGGACATGGAGGGCGAGCTTAACCGCTGGCGGCCGCGCAAGATCACGGAGCCAGACATCACCGCAACAACTAGCTGGATGGAGTATTGTGGAATGAGCCCGAAAGTTTCTGACATGGGACGCGTCATCGTCCGCGTCGCCGATCACAACAAATATAATCCCGTAGTCGATGCGATCGACGGCCTCAAATGGGACGGGACGCCGCGCGTCGATACATGGTTGAGCTACTATCTCGGAGCCGACCAAACCGAGGCTAACCGCATGTTCGGCCGGCGCTGGCTTGTCGGCGCGATCGCCAGGGCGAAGCAGCCCGGCTGCAAGATGGACAACATGATTATCCTGGAGGGGCCGCAAGGCCTCAAGAAGTCCTCCGCCCTCCGCGCGCTGTCGGACGGCCTAGTCCCGCATGTCTTCACCGACGAGATGAGCGACCCGAATTCGAAGGACGCGGCGCTCCAGATGCAGGGCGCGTGGATCATCGAGATCTCCGAGCTGGACAGCTTCAAGCGCGCCGAGGTCTCGCAGATTAAGGCGTGGCTTGCCCGCCAGACCGATCGCCTCCGCCGCCCGTATGGCAAGATCGTCGAGGAGTTTCCTCGCTCGTGCGTGTTCGCTGGCACCGTTAACCCTGTAGGAAACAGCGGCTACCTGAAAGATCCGACAGGCGGCCGGCGCTTCTGGCCTGTCATGTGCAAGGCGATCGACCTGGACGCCTTGAGCAAGGACGCCCGGCAGCTATGGGCCGAGGCCGCCGCCTTGTACGCGGCCGGGGAACGGTGGTGGTTGACGCAGGAGGAGGAGGAGATTGCCTTTGCCGTCCAGTCGGAGCGCTACGAGGACGATCCGTATAGCGAGCTGATCGACAACGCGCTTGCCATGACGACAGAGACCACCATGAACACCATTCTCGGTATCCTTGAGATCCCAATCCAGAACCGCAGCGTTATCACCGCGCGCCGGATCGAGGCTCACCTATCAACGCGCGGATGGACGAAGGACAAAAGACCAGGAGGTAAGGTTTTTTATGTCAGACCCAAGAAAGAGGTTCTTGTCTAACGAGATACCCGAGGATATAAAGGCGATGCAAGTCGGCGTGTGGTAGCGCTTTTGCAAGCCCTCCTTGGGTCGGCCCGTCGCTTTCATCCGGTAGCGACGGGCCTTTTTTATGCGCCATTGATGATAGCGCGAGCCTCGTCGACCGAGCGCGCCTCGCCGGACAGGCCGCCGCCGCGCACTACCCACCCCATCCATTTGATCTGTCCGGCCGACAGCTTGTCCCGGCCAACCTTTGCGTCGATCGAGACGAACTTACCGTCCGAGATCCGCCAGCCTATCAGGTCATGGCCGCCGCCATCATCAGGACCAACACCATACCGGACGGCCGATCGCTTGCCCTTGTTGACGTACCTCGCGACGCCGCTATGGTTTTTGAACAGGCAAGCGATGTCCGCGCAGCCCGTCCGGATTTCCTCGACTAGCTCGCCGTGTGTCATCCATATTTCTCCTGCATGAGCTTCGCGTAAAAATCAAACTGCTGCTTCGCCGCGTGGCCTTTCGCCTTCTCGCGCCGGGTCCGAGCCTTCCACATGAGGGCCGCCCACGCCTCTGGATTTTCATACCCGCGACGCTTGCCGATGTCCTCCAGCTCGCCGATAGATCCGGCCTGCCATTCCTCCAGCTTCTTCGTGTCGCGAGCCGCCTTGCGGTCGATCTCCTCTAGCTCGCCGTCGCGAAACTCAACGAGACGCTCGCCGCCTCCGGCCGAGGCCTTGCGATCCGGCAGCTCCAGCGTCGCACCACAGTTGAGGCATTTGATCGCGTCACGCTTGAGCGCCGCGCCGCAGCCGTCGCATTGGAGGACGGACTTCGTCTCTTTCTTGATCGCCCCTTTCAGCGACCACTCAACCGGATCATCGGGCAAGCCATGGTTCTGGAGGTGGCCGGCATGGTCGAGGATGATGGCCGGATAGTCCTTCGGCCGCAGCGCCCGGCCGACCATCTGCCTGGAGAGCCCGAGGCTTTGCGTCGGACGCGCGAGACCGACGCACTCAATCGTCACATCCATCTCAGCTTGCGCCGCCAGATCGAAGCCCTCGCCGAATAGGTCGACGTTGGTCATGCCGTCCAGCTCGTTACGGGCGAGCATCTGTGCCGCTTGCTTGCGCTCCCAGGCGGACGAGTTGCCGTCGAGGTGGATGAACCGGAAGCCGGCACCGTTGAACGCGGCGGCCGTGTCCAGGCTGTTCTTGATCGACGTGCAGAAGTACACCGCCTTGAGCCCGCGCGCCCGCTTGGCATAATGCTCGACGAGGTTGCCGATGACGACGGCTTTACCCATCTCCTCGTCAATCTCGCCTTGTGCATAGTCACCCATGCGCGTGTGCAGCGCCGTGAGATCCGGAGACGACGGCGCGAAATACCGATAGTCCGACAGCGAGCCGATCTCCATGAGCATCGAGACCGAGGGACCAATGACGATGTCGTCAAAGTAAGCGTCCAGCCCCTTGCCGTCGAGACGGATAGGCGTCGCGGAGAAACCGATATGCGTCGAGGCGGACCATGCCTCCATGATCTTGGCCCACGTTGACGCGGCGATATGGTGACATTCATCCCACTCGCAGAGCGACGGAGCCGTGACTTTCTTGAGCCGGTTGCCGAGCGTCTGGACCATGTTGACGTGCGTCAGCGCCCAAGGGTCATACCACCGGCCGGCCGCGACGTGGCTATGGTCGATCCCCAGGCTGGAGAACGTCTTGCTTGTCTGGTCTACGAGGAAATCTCGATGACAGTTGAACGCGACGGACTTGCCGCGCTCGACGACCCCTTTGCAGATGAAGGCAGCCATGACCGTTTTCCCGCCACCTGTCGGGCATTGTATGAGAAGGCGAGGCCCCCGGTCGATCATCTTGCGCTTGAGCGCTTCCTTGATCTTTCGGAGCTTAACGCGAGCCTCGTCAATAACCTCCTCCTGGTAAGGACGGAGAGAGATCATTAAACCACACGCCCCCCAAGAGGTTGCCCGCAGCAGGCGCAGACGTCAGGCGGCAGCAGGCCAGAGACCTCCTCAAGCCAAGCGTCCCGCACAGTCTGGCTGGACGCCCGCCGCTCGATCACCGCACGCAAGCCGCCGATGATGCACGCGCGATATCTCACCGGGATCTCGCCTTTCTTCGCGAACCGCGTGACCATAGACTTGTCAACGCCGCACAGCGCCGCCAGCTCTTGCTTGCCGCCGAGGATCTCAGCGAGCCTCTCAACCTTATTCATCCGGTATCTCCTTTTTGTGGTGACGGCAGTTGACAACATGGTTGACCTCGTGTCAACTGCCGATCACTGCCAGCGAGCAGCTAACTCAAGGAGCTACCACAATGCCTATCAAGGTCGAGACAGACGAAGAGTACCACGCTGGCGAAGGCGTATCGAAGTCCAAACTCTGGACGCTGGACAACAAGACGCCCTTTCATGCCCGCTTCGGAGCGCGCAAGGAAACCAACGCTTTCGCTATCGGTAAGGCCGCGCATTGCGCCATCCTGGAGCCGGAGGATCTGGAGAACCGCTACACCAAAGGACCGGACGCGCGACGCAACTCCAACGAATGGAAGCACGCCGAGGACTTCGCCCGTCATGCCGGCACCACCCTCTTGAAGCCCGACGACTACGATATGGCGATGGTCATCCGCGACATGGCCGCCACCGTCCCGGAGCTGGAGCTTATGCGCCAGGGCGGTTGCACCGTCGAGACGTCGGCATACCACCTCGACGAGGAGACGCAGACGCTCGTCAAGACGCGGCCGGACATCTACAACCCGACGCATCGGCTTATCGGCGATATCAAGAACATGGCTGACGCCAGCCCCGAGGCCTTCAAGCGCGACGTCGGCAAGTTTGGCTATCACATGCAGCACGCGCTTTATTCCGAGGTATGGGCGGCCGGCGCGGAGATGCCGGTTGATGGCTTCTTCTTCATCGTATTCGAGAAGTCGGACCCGCCGCTTGTCGCCGTCTATGAGCTGTCGGCGGCCGCGATCGCGGAAGGGTATGCCCGGTATCGCTCCGCCCTCGCCCGCTATGCCGAGTGCGTTCGCACCGATACATGGCCCGGCTATCCGGAAGGCGTGCAGCAGATCGGCTTGCGCTACTACGACTACAAGCTGACGCCTCCGCCGAAGGAAGAGGAAGGCCAGTTCGCAGAGGATGACGACGCGGGCGAGGACGAGGCGGAGGTTGCTGCCGATGGAGAATGAGACGCAAGAGCGGATACAAGACGATCTCGACTTCTGGCGCAAGCGTCTCCGCCTCGCCCGCGAGGAGCGCCAGCACATCGACGAGACAATCAAAGGCTACCTCGACCTCATCAACGCCGTGAAGGTCGAGGCCCAACTGAAAAAGGTAGAGATCCGATGAACCAAGTTTCAACCGAAGTACGCCAGCCGAGCCAGAGCCAAGCGCTTGTCTCGTGGCTGGAGGGAAAGCAGTCCGACTTTAATTCCGTCATGTTGATCGACCCCGATCGCTTCATGCGGATGGTCAAAAACGCCATCATCAAAGATCCGCAGGTTGCCGAGGCGTCGAAGCAGTCCGTATTCCTGGAGATCATGAAGGCAGCAGCGGACGGCCTCGTCCTGGACGGCCGCGAGGCCACGCTTACCCGCTTCAAGACCAACAAGCTAATCAATGGCAAATGGGAGAAGGTGACGGAAGTCGCGTATATCCCGATGGTCGCCGGCATTATGAAGCGTGTGCGCAACTCCGGCGAAATCAAGAGCTGGATCGTCGGCCTCGTCTACGAGAAGGAATACGAGGACGGCCGTTTCTCTTTCGTCGCCGCGCCCGATCCGATGTTGCGGCACGAGCCGATCATTGTCGGCGATCGCGGACCTGTCGTCGCCGCTTACTCCGCCGTCAAGCTCAATGACGGGAGCTACCATTACGAGGTGATGACCCTCGACCAGCTCAACAACATCAAGAACCGAACCAAGTCCAAGAAGACGGTCAACAATGAGACCGTCATCACCGGACCATGGGCGACGGACGAGGAGGAGATGTTCAAGAAGACGGTCATTCGCCGGCACTCCAAACGCCTGCCCGTCTCTTCCGAATTGCTCGACGTGACGCAGCGTGTCGACGCCCTCTACGACGAGGATCGCGAGGCCTACGTTGTCGACCAGTCCAGCGGCGGCCCGGAGCCGGCACCTGTCGCGGCCAAGCGGCAGGCTAGTGCAGCGGCACGGTTGAAAGCCGCCGCCGCACAGACCCGCCAGCAGGCTCAGGACGCCGAGCATGAGCCGGCAGAGGACGAGGGAGATCCGGACGGCGACGAGGTTCCTCACGACGAGGAGACCGGCGAGATCCTGGACGGCGAAGTCATCGAGCCGACTAAGGAGGACAAGCCGGCAGGACGGAAGGCCGCCGCCAGGACGGTCGATCCGAACGACGAGTTTTAATTTCAACGTCCGCGCCGGACCAGCAAGACAACGGCCCCGGCTCCATGTTCGAAGGCGAGGATTAGGCCAGACCTCGACGCGGCATACTAAGGAGAAGACGCATGGCACACACAGGCTTGCCAGTTCATGGCTATCAGGAGCAGTCGGATGACAACGTCCGCACCGTCAACGAGAACAAGGTGCTGGAGGAACGCGTCCTCCGTCAGCTTGATTTCATGCAAGCGAAGGTAACCAGCTACGACCAGCGCATGGTTGCCCTCGCGCGAACGAAGATCCAGGAGGCCTTTATGTGGGCGAACCGTGCCGTATTCCAGCCCGGCCGCGTCGCCCTCCCCGAGGAAGCCGTTAAGGATGACGGCCCGACAGCCGCATGACCAATCGCCCGGCCGGCAGGTGGCATAGTAACAGCCGGCAGTGTTGGAGGCGGGAGGTAAAGGCAACCTCGTTCCGCTCTTGGAAGGCCGATATGTGGCGATCCGGATAACCCGGCAACGCTGTGTCGCAGGCTTCAAGTCCAAGAGAACCGTTAAGCCAACACGGACAGGCCGGAAAGACGGCCACCCTATCAACCCAAGGAGAAGACAATGAACGACAGACAAGACTTGAGGCACAACATTGCAGTCGAGGTGCTTCGCCAGACTAACAACCCGCACAATGTGGCTAAGATCGCAGCGGCGATCGAGGCCTATGTGATGGGCGACGAGGCCTCCCCGGAAGCTCTCGACAAGGCGGCGTCCGCATTCGGAGACGAGGCTTACGAGCGAGCCATAGGGCGAGAAGGCGGATGGAATTATGAACTGACGTGCGCCTTCAAGGCCGGCGCAGACTGGCAGCGCCGCCAGTATGAACCCGACTTCGCCGAGGTCGAGGGCGGCCCGGCAGACGGCAAGATGGAAGCCGCCGCTGACAACGTTGTTGACATGGAGCAGGCCCGAGGAAAGGCCGAGAAGCCGGCCGAGGACTGCAACTGCCCGGCATGCCAGCTCCGCCGTATGCTCATGTGGGGCCTCGATCCGTCAAAGCCCGGCAGCGATCGCACTGGCCTCCGCATTTTCCAGATCACACCGGGCGGAATTAAGCCCATCGACTAACCGGCCGACAATCGGCCACAGCAGCCCACACAGAGCCAAACGCAGGAGAACAACCGCATGGCACCCCGCACCACCACCACGACGCCCGTACCTACCGCAGCGCCGGCCGCCGAGCCGATGACGACGCTGTCCGGCTTCAACGTCTCCGTCCTCGCCTTCATCCCGATCGACCCGAAGGATCTCCGGAAGCAGGCGGAAATCCCGCTCCTCCTCCTAGACATCCAGGAAGGCAAGAAGACAGTCGCGGATCTCGCGCCCTACCTCAAGGACGTGGAGTTCCGGCAGCAGCATATCCGCAAGCGGTTCACCAAGGCCGACGCTGACAAGATGATGGGTCCGGTATCCGTCTTCGACGACAGCGAGGGCATGACCCACACGCCGGAGACCACGGACCTGGACGAACACGGCCGCGAGGAAGATGAAATCCCAGGCGACGGCGACGCCGAGGATTGATCTTCGTCGACATTCTGATAATTTGGGAGAGCCGGTCTTGACCGGCTCTTTCTTCATCCAGCCCAAGGAGCTACCGAAGTGAAAGAAGCTTTCAGAGAATACAAATTCCAGCCGCGTGTTCTCGCGCGCATCCAACTCGCCAATTCAATCCTGGAGGATCTTGCCCGGCAGGGATACAGCATCTCCCTCCGCCAGCTCTACTACCAGCTCGTCAGTCGCGGCGAGATCCCGAACAGTCAGAAGGAATACAAGAAGCTAGGCGACACCCTGTCCAAGGCGCGCCTCGCCGGCCTCGTCGACTGGAGATCCCTGGAGGATCGCGGCCGCAGCCTCAAGGGATGGGACGGCAGCGACGAGAGCCCGGCCGAATGGTTCGCCGGCCTGGAGAGCGCCTACTACAAGGAATGGTGGCGCGGCCAAGAGAATTACGTTGAGGTATGGGTAGAGAAGGACGCGCTTGCCGGCGTCGTCGAGCGGCCGTGCGGCCGTCACCGCGTCAGCTATTTCTCCTGCCGTGGATACTCGTCGCAGTCCGAGCAGTATGCGGCCGGCAAGAGGTTCGCTCGCGCCGCCAGCCAAGGCAAGAAGTGCCACGTCATCCACCTTGGAGACCATGACCCGAGCGGCCTCGACATGACGCGCGACAATCAGGATCGCCTCGATATGTTCTCGGAGAACAATGTTGAGGTTCACCGGATCGCGCTCAACATGGACCAGATCGAGGAGCTTCGCCCGCCGCCGAACCCTGCCAAGATGACGGACGCCCGCGTTGGCGGGTACATTGCCGCGCACGGCCGCAGCTCGTGGGAGCTGGACGCCTTGCCTCCTGCCTACATCGACAGGATCATTGACGAGGCCATCAGCGAACTGATCGACACGGTAGCGCTCGCGGCCGTCAAGGCGCAGGAAGAGGAAGAGAGGACGGAAGTGTCCGCGATCGTCGAGGCGATCGGCAGCAACTACGAGGACATCAGGAACCTCCTCCGCGACAACGACTACATCTAATCGAGAAGACGGCGCGGATAACCATGCCGCGCCGACTTGACATATCGGCCATGACCGGATTAAAGAAGTGACTAGACACTTCGCCTCGCTACCACGAAGAGGAACCGGATCATGGCTACCAAGTACAGCGCCCGCGAATGCAACGAATGCGGCTCCAGCTACACCCCCATAAGATGCGACGAGTTCTTTTGCTCCGTCCCATGCCGCAAGACATTCGACAACCGGGCGATGACGCGCGGCCGCGAGCTTTATCATCTCTTCATGGTCATGCGCTATGAGCGCGGCCTTGCCAAGGCGTTGGGAATTTGGGCGATCATGTGCCGCATGGCGCTGATGTGGCGTGAGGAGGACAATGTCCAGCGCGCCGGCCGCAAGTCTTGGATGGCACCGAAGCGCGTCGTCGAGAAGTTGCCCGTCTCGATCAAGTCCAGCGGCGTGTACGTCGGAAAGGAAACGATCGGCCGGCGCGGTTAACCGCCCTTTAGGCCGCCGTCGATGATGAAGTTGACGACGCTTGTCGCGAACGCGCCGGCAGCGGCGGCCATGATAAGGATGCGCGGGCGCTTGCTGTTCTCGGTATCTTCCTTGACGGCCGAGATCTTCTCTTTCACGTCGCGCTTGTGGTCATGGAAAGATGACTTCACGTCAAGGAACCCCTCGCGGATCATCATCTTGATATCTTCCATTCGCTCGTTCGCGACGGCAAACTTCTCGTCGATGTGTTTTTGCGTCACCTCGACGACGGTGAGGCGGCTCGAAAGATCGTCAATGCGGCGCGTGATCTGCGTCATGTCCTGCATCCATCTCTTATCGTCTTCACCCATTGCCCCGCCTGTCCTGCTTGAAGAATGATTAACGGCCGGAGGCCAGCTCTGCCTTGCGTGCCGCGCTGGCGGCCGTGTGCCGATCGCACTGCGACGGGCCTAGAACGCCACTCGTGCAACTGCCGGCAATAGTGCGGTCGATCTTTCGTTGATCGTCGATCGTTTTGCCTTGAGCCCCAGGCAGAGGCGCAACGACATCGTCCAGTTCAAGGAAGTTTACAGGAGCCCTTGCGGAAGTCGTACACCCCGCCAGCATCGTCGCAAGCATCATAACCGCTAATGCCTTTGGTCGCGCGATCCTTGAAGCGTTCATTTTCTTCAACCTGCTTTAGGCGTTCGGCAGTCCCGCCGATCTCGCGTTGCTCTTTGATGAAATACCAGAGGCCGCCGATGATGGCGACCCCTAGCGCAATATAAAGATAGAGCTTCATGCGCGGATTTCCTCAACTTTCTTCTCGACCTGCCGGACGTCGCGGCTCTTGAGATAGAGCAGGATGCCGCCAGCCATGCCGATGCCGGCCATGACAATCAAGAGGTTTTGCCAAGGCATGCCGCCGACAGCGCTCAACGCAGCGGCGAGGCCGCCGCCCGTCACCGTGGAGACGACTGTCTCCCTCGACTTCCACCACGGAGCATCCATGCTGTCTGGCGTGACCGCGACAGGCACGGCCTTCTCTTCCGTGACCGGCGCGGCCGTGACTGCCGAGTGAGGGACGTCGAGATCCTGCATGGCAGCAAGAGCCAGATGGATCGCCGATCGCGTCTGAGGGCCATCGTCGCCGTCCAGGTTGCCAGTGTAGCGGCCATGACCCTTCGCCCACTTCTGGAATTTCAGGATCTCCTCCGGACCATAGCCGAGAACGACGAGGCCGAGCCGCGTGTAGTAGTCGAGGCGATCCGCATAGCCATTGAGACCGCCGTTGATGCGGCGAGTAATCATCTCCTGATCGCCCTTGTCGGCGTAGCGGTTGAGAGACTTGCGTTCCGGGTTGCCCTCGTCCCAATACCAGATAGGAGCGAGCCCCTCCCATGGATCGGTATTCAGGAGATCCGGATTGGAGACGAAGTCCGGAGGGTTGAGGCCCTTCCGCTTGCACCATTCATAGAAGCGCTCGTAATTGTCCCGGCCGGTAATCTGGATACCCGTCCGCCCCATATACTTCTTGCCGTCGCCGTCCAGCTCCGGCGTGTTGCCGAGATCCGTCCGCGTGTCATAGCGGGCCTGTGCCTTGGTCGGACCCCATAGCTCGCGGTCATAGCGGAACGATCCGCTTTCGTGCATGAGCTGCGCCATGAACGGCACGAAGCGATGGGGCAGATGGAGACCGGCGACTTCGCCGTAGCTGTCGAGCGCCACCAAGACGGAGGCGAGATTTGCTGCATTGACCGAGCCCTTTGCGGCGCGGCGGATCTGGTCTGCGGTAATCATTATTTTCGCCTTTATAGCTGAGTTATAACCACGCCCGTAGGTGTTCCGAACTGGTGCGACGGCGCGCCAAAGAATATCCGGAACGATGTTGCGGACGTAATGCTAGTGTCAACGTTCACTTGGATCGTCGCTACGTTCCCGCTGACACTTACAGAAAACGCAGGATCTGCCATGGTTCCTGATTGCAGCGCCTTCGCAAGCCCCGCCACTGCTACTACGCCGCTCAACAAACCGGACGCGTTTGCCAAGCTGACAACCAAGATGCCGGACGCTACTTGCCGTCGGACAAACGACGCATCGGACACTTGGATCATAAATGGGATGTGCAGGGCAACCGCTGCGTTTGCTTCGCCGAGGTTGATATTCAAGACGTTAACAGTGCCGGCGTCCGTCAGGTCCGTGTAGTGCGCGCGATTGACGTGCATGGCCTTCAAGGTCTTTGACGGCTGAACGATCTGGATCTTTTCTCCGAAGAACTCGCCTTCATCGGCGGCGTTCGTTTGCATGTACGATTTGAGGACGTCACGGCGATATACCTGAAACCCACCGCCGTCAGCGCCATTGACGTGGCGAGTGAATTTTCCGTTCGTCCGGTCGAAGACAGCTCCGTCATACGCGTAATTATATGCACTCGCGTTCGTATAGTCTTCAATCCCCGGCGTGGTCCCGGTGATGTTGATATTCAAGTACGAGATGCACTGTTCCGTGGCCCCGAACATGGCGAGTGCAGGGTACTTCAAGTCGTTGAAGTCCATCACGCCTGTAACAGTTATCTTGCTGTTGTTGCGACACACGATCCCGCGTGAATACTTGTCGATATAGCCAGTTGCGATCTGGCCACGGGAGTTTTCGTCGAGCAACAAGGCCGCAAAGTTTGGTCGAGGAATTTCAGTTGGCTCGTCCGGGTCTCGACGCTCGTTGTAGAACGTGCCGATATCCAAACCTCGAATGTCATTCGCATAGATGCCTATACCAAAGTATTCAGCCTGGACCGATGGAATAGCAACCACCTTGGCCCTACGAATGCTGAGGCCGACGGTCTGTCGAACTACCTTATAGTTCCAAACTTCGCCAGGAACCTTCTGCACGTCGAAAGTGCTTCCCGAGAAAAGCGGGTTCTCCCAATTCGGCGGGACGTGCCAATCAGTGAGACCGTCAGAGGAGCGCATGACCACATCGCCATATAAAGATCCAGATGCAGTCCACGCTACACGGTCAAAAGACGTGCTAGGCGTGTTGACAGTGACAACCGTATCCGCAGCCTCGATGCCTGGAACGCCGGGGTTGGTGATGATGATGCCCGAGAGGTCGAAGCAGCTTTCCCCACTTGTCGCCTCGCCAGTGACACCGCCCAAGTTTACACCGCCCGATCTGCCAGCCTGGACATACACGCGCCTGTAATCGACGCCCAGCGGATGTTCCCACGCGTCGTCAAAGAAGATCGGCAGATCGCAGTTCGAGATGTAAAGGTCATGTGCCTTGGCAAAAGTTGCCGAACCTTCCTGGTCTGTGCCGAGACCGTAACATCCGTCCTCTCCATTCCCTTCAATACGGAAGCCCGACAGTTCGTAGTTTTTAGAAGGCTTGATGATGAACCCCTGAAACCCAGGAGCAGCTTTGATTGTGCAGCCGCCGCGCGTGGTATCGCCTATCATGACAAGGTCCGACCCCGGCGGCGAAGCTATTTCCCCGTTTACCACCAGCGTGCCGCCGTTCTTAAACAGCATAGGCTTGCCCGTCGCGGCGGCTGCTTGCAGTGCGGCTGTCGTACCAGCAACACTTTCGCCAAAGCCCGCATAGTTTTCCGGCCGCACAGCGTTGCGGTAGTTGTCGATGGCCTGACGAACCCGCAGCGGCGGCATGATTGTGCCGAGGGAGGAGAGGTCTTCTGTGTCGCCCTCATCCGCAATAACGTAGCCGGTAGCCGCACCTAGTGCGTCGGCAGCGTATTCATTTGCAAGAGCCGCAGATGCAGCCGAGTTGCCAGCCGAAGCCGAGGAGGACGCTGCGCTAGACGCCGAATTGTAGGCAGAATTAGCGGCGGCTATTGCGGAAGCGGCCGCTGCGCTAGATGCCCCTACGACGGCCTCCGCCGCAAGCGCAACGATGTCAGGCCCGCCAATGATCTCGTCGCCGACCTTCATCAGCGTGCGATTGTCCTCAATGTCGCGAAGGATTTTGTACGCTGTCTCACCAAGCTCGACCTTTGTCGCAAGCGCCACGTCGCGAGCTACCTGCTGGACCTGCATCGACAGATTGTCAAAGGCACGCTCGTGTGTCTCAGGCTGAAAGCCGCCTTGGTTGCCGATCCGCGTTGTCTGACTGTAAGGGATAAGCCGATAAGGGATGATGATCTTGCCGGCCGGAAGGGCGACAGCCGGATACGGATAGATGACCGTTCCACCCGTATCCTCACCAAGGAACGAAGGCGCGACATAGAAGCCCGACGTCACGTCCTCCGCGTTGCTGCCGTCGAGATCCGTAACCCGCAAGACCAGATGAGCCGCGCTCGTGATCTTGAACCCGAAGTCCCATTCAGTCGTGACGCCATCGGTGAGGTAAGGCCCGGCAAATGGGCTTGTAGGCTGTACGGTCATGCGGCAATCCCCTTATTTGGCAGGCCTTGTTAGCACGATATCGCGAAGCTGGAAATCATCTTCCTCGATTGCCCTCCACACATTATCGACGGACGTCGCAAGCTGCCCGGTCGGCAGGTTGAACCAGAGGCCAGCCCCGTTGATGACCACCTTCGACGCCTTGCGCGCATCTGCCTCGCCCTCGACGATGTCGCCTACAAGCTCGATCGGCTTAACGATCATATCGTTAAGCGTTCGCTCGATCGGAGTGAAGGAATAATCGAACCCGTTGTTGAAGTAGTTGGCGAAGTCGCGAGCGACAGGCACGGCCGCGACGGGATAGAGCGCAACCTTGCGGAGTGCCCACTTCTCCCAATCCTCATCCTCCTCCGGACCCTTGCCCGTCAGCATCTCGCCGAGGAGCGCCGGCCCGATCGTCATGAAGACCTGACGCGCCAGGAGCTGCGGAAACTCGCGGACATTTCCGGCCTTGACCGCTTTTGCTGCATCACGGCCCCACGCCCGTTGGCGGTTGTAGTAGGCGGCAAAGTACGAATAGAACATGGTCACGAGCTTCGTCAGCTCATTGCGGCGCTGGAGCGCGGAGAGATCCTTTGCCCCGCCCGAACCCTGAGTGAGGCGGACAACCTTGTCCGCGTGAGCGATCGCCCCTTCCTTGTCTGTCGGATACCTGGAGAGATGGTCGCGATAGGCGGCCATCCATGTCGGCACAGTCACGACGCGGTCGAGGTAGCCGATACCGTAGAAGGCGAAGCGGCGAGCCCTGTCGGCCGCCGACGTCGCGCCCGTCAGCTCGCGGAGGCGTTCCTTGATGTCGCGGTCAAGCGTCTGCTGCCGGAACTTCATCTCGCCGGACAGGCTGTCGACCTCGCGCCACATGGCGGCCGGGTTAAGGCCGAAGTCCTTGATCGCTCCGGCAAGGTGCTTGATCGGCACCATTTCCGCCGAGGACGAGATACCGGCAATCTGTGCCAGCATGGTCGAGACGCGGAAGCCCATGGCGACCATCGTCGCCCGCGAACGGACGGAACGGAAAACCTTGTTGACCGCGTTGAGCCCCTCGTTGGGCTGCATGTCCTTCGCGATCGACTGGAGCCATGGCGTGATTTGTTGATAGATCGCCTTGCCGTAGCGCGTCTCGATCTCGTTGCGGACTGCTCCGTTGGTGACGAACTTGACCGCGTCCATGATCGCCTCGCGGTGCGTCAGGTCATGGATGACGCCGTTGATGTGGTTGCCGATCGCGTCCAGGTCGAAGAGCATCGGCCGCGCGTACATCTGCGCACGTTCCTTCGTGAAGCCCCGAGGAGTGTCCGGCCGGAGATACGTGTTCTCAATGAAGAGATCCGCATTGGCGGCCGCGCGGTCCTCGACGTCTGCCGATCGACGCGGGTCATAGATGGCCGGATAATAGCCGCCCTTCATCTCCTTGCCCGTAGGCGTGACGAACTTGCGCGCCTCGACCTTCGGCGGCACGACGCCGGCAAGACGTTTCTGGAGCGCGGCGATCTCAGGCCAAAGCGAGTTGATGATGTCCCACACCTCTTGCACGGTTTCCCATTCCGCATCGTTGAGGTTGGCAACGGCGCGATCGAGGATCTCTTGCGTCCAGCCTTCACCCCGGAGCATCTTATCCAGGTTGCTCGCGTTGCCCATGTTGAGCGCGATCGCCATGATCTCGGAGCGCCGGAACGTCTGCGCCACGCCTGGAATAGTGATCCGAGCGGTCAGGCGATCCTTGTCAAGCTTCTGGAAAGCCATGGCGATCTTGGCCGCGTATTCAGCCCGAAGCTCGTTCTCGCGCGCCTCTGCCTTGGCGATCGGCCGCCAGATGTAGCGGTTGAACGGCCCGTTCACGTCGCCGCCATCCATCCAGTCGAACACCTGTTCCATTTTCAACTGCGACGCTTCCAAGCTGCGAGCCGTCTCCAGCGCGAGCATGACCGGCGTCGGGTTGCGAGTGCCGGGTTCCTTCCGCTTGTCCTGGTGAGCCTCCAGGGCGGCTAGCATCTCGTCTCGCGCGCCGAGGAACTCGCGTTGTTCCTTGTTGGAGAGGAGCTTGTCCTTGAGCCGGCCGAGATGCTCGATGTTCTTGACCGCGTCGCGAACGGCAAGGAGATCGTCAACCGTCATCTCTTTGTACGGCTTGCGGAAGGCGTCGCGGCGGAGGACGTCCGGCACGTCGACGATATGACCTTGCGCCTCTTGCTCCTGTATCCAGGCGGCGAGGCTGTTGCGGCGCTGTGCATCCTTCAAGGAGATCGACTTGCGAAGGTCGAAGCGTTCAAGGACGCCCTCGATTTGGTCGAGGTATTCAGGATCAATGCCCTTCGGACGCGTCCTGCCGGCGAACTTGTTGAGGTAGCGGACGGCGCTCTCTGTGTCCTTCTCCGCCTCGCGCGCCTCGACGGCCATGAAGTGATTGAGGACTTGCCGTTGCTTCGCGGAGACGGCCGCCTTCCAGTCGCCGGCGATGATAGCCTTCTCCACCTCTTGCGCGGCCCGAAGGTTCGCATTCTGGTAGAGCTTGACGCGGACGGCCTCGCGAATGTTCTTGCCCCTGACGGCTTCGCGCGCCACCCGTTGAGCATCCTGTTTCCGGAGCTTGGTAGTGACTAGCCCCTTCTTCATCAGGACTTCCATCTCCGCCATGAGCAATTCGCCGGTAGCGTCATTGTCGATAGCGGCCGAAACCTCACGAGCGCGCGCCACAGCGTCACCCATCAAATCGCCGAAGCGTTGGCGCATGCGAAGGTCTGTTTCTTCGACGATCGCCCGGTTGAGCGGCCGCGCGGACATGATGTTCGTGAGCATCTCGTGGCCGGACGGATATCCGAACATCTCGGCGAGGCTGTCAGCGTGCAGGCCATCGGCCGCCCGGTAGAGAGGCGGAACGCTCTTCGGCATCTTGAGCAACGCGCCCTCGCCCATGACCTCGACGATACTGTCTCGATCGAGATAGACCCGCTGCATGGTCTCCGGCAGCATTGTGGTCTTGCCGGTGCGGAGATAGTTGATGACCTGATAGACCGGCAGGCGGCCAAACTCTGTCGCTACCTGCTCGCGGATCTCGCGCTTGGCATTGCGCCATTCGGTCGACGTCTCGCGCCGCACGTCCTGGAGCATGCGCGCCGACAGCTCTCGCGTTGCCTTCTCGACGGCGCGGCCGGCGACCTCGACGTAATCCTTCCATTGAGCCGGCGACATGCCAGCCTCTTCCGCGCTCGCGAATTGCGGGCGGAAGTCGGAGCCGGTCTGAGCAAGTCGGATCTCTTCATCAGTGGCAACGAGGCGATCCATGACGCCCCGGATCTTGTCATTGATCGGGACGTTGAGATTACTCACGGACTGGTAGACGAAAACCAGCCATGACCGGAAACGTGAGAATATCCCCGCGACTTCGTTGGACGGTGCTTTACCTTCAAACAGGTACGCCTCAAACGAGCGGGCGAACTTCTCGTGAGCCTCGACCGAGATGGCCGCGTCATCAGTGATACCGAGATATTCCTTGGCAACCAGCCAGTCGGCCGAGACTGTCCCTGTGCCGCCTTCCTGGACGGCGAGATCCCGGAACACCTCAAGGAAGAAGTGCCCGCTCTCGTGCAGGAACGTCGAGGGGTTGGCGGCCTCAAACATATTGATGATCGTCCGGCCCTCGCCGAACTGGATCGAGCCACGCTTGACGCCGGCAGCGTCCTCGCCTTCCTGCGTTCCTTCCTGGAAGAGGATGCGCTGCTGCTCGCTGGCTGCCCGGATGGCTTCCGCCCGTGAGCCCTCAACGCCAGGATCATATTCGACGACGGGAACGCGAGCATAAGTCAGCACGTCGCGGGTTTCCTTCGGAGCGTCCGATGGGATGACGGCCGCCTTGAACTCGCTCAATTCAACGGCGCGCTGTAGCTTCGCCTCGAAATATTCGGTCGGCATATTCGTGAGCTTGTCGAGGAACCTCGCCGCCGCCTGCTTCAAATCATCCGGCAGGTCTGTGTAGTATTTGTCGAGGACAGTCACGCCACGGCTGGCGACTTCCTTCAAGTGTTCGGAGAACGTGTCGAGGAAGCCATAGCCTCGCTGGCTTGGCATGAACTCTTCAAAGCGGCCAGCGAGAACAACGAACTCGTTGTCCACCTCTTCCTTGAGTGCCTGCATTGCCTCGCGGGAGATAAGGTCTCCGCGTGCCGCCTTGATGGCCGCGACGTTCTTGAACTGCCGCGCGACGTTGGAGCGGATCGACGCGACGCCATAGTTAAAGCCCTCGCCATCGCGGAGCTTCTTCTTGAGGATCTTGACGACATTGTCCAGCGTGTGCGGCAGGTACTTTATGTCGCCGCTTGCGGTCTCTGCCATGACCGTTTCGCCGGAGATGACGGAGCTGAAATTCTCGTCTATCCATGCGGAGAACTCTTCCTGCTGCCAGGAGATCTGATCGCGCAATTCGTACCGAGCGGCCGACCTGTCGATGCCTGGACGCTTGGAGATGCTTATTTCGCTTTGGATCTTCCGGATGACGTCGCTTCGGATTTCTCCATCCTTGCCGTAGTACCATCCACGGATATCAGCCTCAGAGAAATCGTCACGCGCATCAAGGTTGCGAGCAACGTCAAGGTCGATCGCGGCGCTGATAGCAGCGACCGCTTCCGGTTTTTGCAGGACTTCGTAGACCGTATCGTACTCGTTGACGAAGCTGGCGATCTCCGGAGACTTCTCCAGATAGTTTGTTGCCGCCTTCATTTGAGGCAGCTCGATTTCCTGTCCAGTCTCGCGCAGGTAAGTGAGCTGCACGGCAGAGCTGTTGCGGAACGCCTCAAGTCCCTGCCGCTCAACTTCGTTGTTATCCAGCTCGCCAGAAAGGACATGACCGAGATCTTCGGATGCCTTGCTCAGTTTCTTCCAAGCCTTGTTCATCTCCTTCGTCGCGATCTTGTAGCGAAGGGTCGGATAGCGAGGAGAGTAGACGTCAGCGTTGAAAACCTTCGATGCGCTGTCTTTGCGCGGATCTATCATGTCAACGTCGCCGAGAAGAGTGATCTCGCCGAAATTAGTCAGAGGAGCCTCGACGGACGAGATCGCAACGGACGGAACGGCCAGCCCCCGGATCTTGTCGGCATGCAAGAGATTGGCAGAGGTAAGATTGTGCTGGACAATCATGTTTGGAACTGCGGCCTGATACAGTGCGCCGGTATTCGGATCGTCGGCGATAATACGCTCCAGCTCCGCGCGGATGTCGTCATCCGTCATACGGTTAGGATCGAGGCCGAGACGGTCCAGCTCGTCGGCGAATGTTACGAGAGCCTCCGCCCGCTCTACGGCAGGATCGCGCGTCACTTGCGCCTTGAAGCGTTTCGTTCCGCCCATCTCTTCGGCGATCGCGTCGATCAAATCGTTGGCAGTCGGGCGATCTTCAAACTCCGGGAAATATCCCTCCTCCCACATCTGGCGCGCGACGTCGTCGGCCGAGTATTGGTTATCGCCTCCGGCCAGCATGGACGCCTGTCCAGCCGTTCCCTTGCGGATGACGCCCTTCGGTGCATTGAGGGACGCGAGATCGCCTCCAGCGTCCTCTATGCCGCCACGCGCCTTGATGGCGTCAAGGAGCGACGCGCCCTTGCTCTTCTCAACGCGCTTGCGGAGAGGATCGACCGCGCCCTTGCGGATTGCCTCCAGGGAGATGTTGAGCCCGTCGACAGGCTTGTATTCGTTGTCCCACCCTGGAATTGCGCGGCGGATCTCAAAACCATATTTCCGATATACCTCGCCAGGATCTTGACCAGTGCGATCGCCCATCACGCGGAAGAACGTAGAATAGAGCTTTGCGTATTGCTCCGCCTGATCCGGGACGAGGCCGGCATTCATGGCGCGATCCTTCACGTCGGCATGGATCTCCTCGACCGCCGTGACGGCCGCCGTCGTGGTCAGGTAGTCGCGCTCCGCCTGTGTCGCGACCTCTTGAGCCGCCTCCGCCCATGCCTCATTGAAGGCGTTCGCCTCGTTCATGTCCATACGGTCAGGATCGAGCTTGACGAAATCGCGGATAGCCTGCCCGATCTCGGTCCCGGCGATCGACGAGTAGTAGACGTCAATCGGGATCTCCATATCCCGGCCGGTGCGCGATGCCTCGTTGTATTCGTCCGTGATGCCTATCTCTGCGGCGTAAGCTCCAATCTCCTCGCTAGTCTGGAAGAATGTCGAAAAGGCCGTTGGGTTAACATAGACGGTCTTGACCGGGCCATTTTCGGTAAGAGTGCGGACAACTTCCTTGGCCTTTTCGGGTAGACGCGCATTCAGCTCATTCCCTTGTGCATGCTCGTTGAGCGCCTGGATAACGGCCGCGTCGCTCGACGCTTGACGGGCGCGGCGGACGTCCAGGCCGAGGCGAGTGCCGGAGAGAGCCGGCCCCATGATCGTCATGGTCTGGAGCGTCTGTTCAAAGGTTTCGGCCAGCCGGCCGGTGATGTCGTCGGAGGACATGAACGCGAAGTCCGCGCCCTCTCCGTTCGCCATGCTCTTCGCCATCTCGCCGGCAAAGATCTGGATGCCCTCTTGCAGGACTTCCGTCGTCACCTCTGTCGCGCCGGACTTGGCAATGTTCTGCGCAAAGGTCTTGAGCGCGGCCGCCACGGTCGGACGCGCGATCGCAGCTTTGACACCGTCGACCGTCAGATGCCCGGCGACCTTGTCGAGGCCCGGCACGAGCTTCGCCATGGCCTGGAAACCGATCGTCTCCAGGATCGCGCCGGCAGCGCCAGAGATCAACGCCGCGCCCTTGGCAACGTCCTGATCCATCGGACGGCCGTCCGCGTCCTTCATGTTCTTGAACTCGTCGAAGGCAAGGCCGGACTGCAAACGGAACGATGCCTTGAGCTGGCCGGCGACAGCGCCGACCTTATAGCCAGCGGCCGCGCCGGCAGGAACCGTCAGGACTTCCTCCGGGAGAGCGACTTGCGGCCCGAGCTGGCCGGCGACGGCCGCGATCGTTGCGCCGCCGATCGCGCCCTTTATGCCCTGGTCAACGCCACCAAGGAGCGTCTCGATCATATTCGGGAGCTGCTGGAAAGTGCCCGCCCAGCCCTTCTCAAGCCAGCTATCCGCGCCGAAGGTTCGACCGTCGCGGCCTTGAGACATGAGATCGGCCGCGCGGATCTGCTCGCCCGAAGCCGTTCCCATCAATTCAGCATAACGCGCATTGGCAAGGTTCACGTCGGCGCGGCCGGATTTGAATGCCTGCCCTGCCGCCAGGGCGAGCCACTTCATGCCGGAGAACTGGCGAAGCTCGTCGATCTTGATCGCGTCGGCATTGTCTCCGGAGGCGTAGAACTGACCAAGGACGGGATCAGCATCGAAAAGCCGCTGCGCGTCCTGGATGCCCTTGAACGACTTGAGGCGCTCGCGATTGCGGCCGACGAAGTCGACAGGCACGCCGAACGTCTTGGCAAGCTCCGTATCTTCCGCATAGCCATCTGGATTGGCGCGCTGCCCACGGACGGCCGCGATATACCCTTGCTCCTGCGTCTTGGCGGCCTCGCGCTGGAGTAGCTCGCCAAAGATCGGGTCTTGCTCTTCCGGCTTCTCCAGCTCCGGAGACGGCGCGAACGTGCCTTCCTGCACCTCGCCAAGCATGCTGTCGAAGATGTCGTTTGCCATTATTTCCCTGCCTTCGCGCGCTTGAGCCATTCCCGGTAGAAGTTCGCAACCTCTTCGGTGGAAGCCGGGCGGCCGTAGGATCTAGCTAGACCCTGCCGTATCTTGGCGTCAAGTGCGGATGGCGGAGATGGAGCGCCGCCGAGGTCGACGCGGACCATGTCGTTATACATGGCAACCGCCTCCTCCTCGCCTGGAGGAGCCGTCGTGCCCCAAATCTTGCGGTAGACCGAGACGACGGCCGGACGGATCTCCGGAGCGATATCGTCGACGGTTTCGGCCGTGTAGAACTTGGAGCGCTGCTCCGGCGTCAGCTCGAAAGCGCGGGCCTTGTCGTCGGAGATCAAGCCGGTCCCGGCAATTCTGCCCTCAAGCAAGAGATCGTCAACCATGGTCTGGATCTCAAGGCCAGTCGGCTCCTTGCCTGACGTCTCGACGTGCGCGGCAATCTTGAGATCCAGCGCCCGGTTGAGTGTCGCCATACGCATGGCGTCGTCGGGCTCTTTGCCTGGATCGAGGCCGAGGATGTTTTGCGCCTCGCTAACGATCTGCGTCCTGGTCCGGCTTGCGTTCTCCAGCGCCTTGCTTGCGTTCGGACGAACCAGCTCCGCCTGCTTATCGGCGAACGCGCGGAGATCACCACCCGACAGCTTGTCAGCGAAGTCGATCAGGTCGACGGACTTGAACTCTTCCGGCGTCATGTTGACGAGCTTGATGTATGTCGCGTCGTCTGTCTTGTCGTCGCCGCCTGGAGCAAACTTGCTCTCAAGAGTTATGAGCTGAGATACGCCCTCGCTGCCGATCTGCTCCAGGATGAGAGGATCAAAGTCGCGGACCTTCTGCCCGCCGATGATGCCGCGAAGGACTTCCTTCTTGAGCCCGTCGATCTGCGCCTTGCCGGCCGCCTGCTGCGTCTTGATCTGATCTGTAATCTGGCGCTCCGCCTCCGCCAGCTTTACCGGGTTGTCGGCATAGATCTCGCGGACGTGCGACAGCGCGCCCTCAAGCGAGGGCTCCGCGCCGACAGTGAACGGCGAGACGGTCTTTGTGTAGAGATCCGACGCGCTCGCCGCCTGCGGCATAAGCTCGACGAGGCCGCTTACCTCGATGTCGGACCAGGCGCTTTCAATCCGCCCCTGTATCGCCGCCGCGTCCGTCGTGGTCTGGCCTCGCTCAACGCGGCCGCCCTTGGCAGGCTCGACGACACGAGCGCCCTTGCGAGCTTCCGCCGTCTCTATGTGCCACGGCTCATAGGACATAGGGAACGTGAGGCCGTACTTCTCCGCGTTCGCATGCACCCACTCGCGAACCTCTTTCGGAGCCGCCGAGAACCGGCCGCCGTTCCAGCCGAGATCCGCCGCCACGCCGTGATTGTGCTTGCTTCCGCCTGGACGAGCCACCCACTTGCCGGACTTGTCGGAGGCGTCCCATAGCTGTTGCTGCCGCTCGATCGAGCGCGCTCCGGACATGATGTCGAGGCCGGCCTTCACATTGTCAGGAGCTTCGGCGATCATCGCGGCGAGGCGATCCGACATATCGGTAGACAGCCCGTCGACATGGTCCGGCCCATGCTGTTTCTGGAGCCGTTCCTTGAGGAACGCCTTGCTGTCGCCGTTGTAATATTTCTTCGTCGTTCCGTTCACAGCGCCTTGAATATCGGCCGAGGTGTCGCCCTGGATCTCGACGCCACGATAAGCGGCCATGACCTTTTTTACATACGGAAGCGTCTCCTCCATCTTCGGGAGGACGGTATAGTCCCGGCCCGAATTGAGGAACTTGACCGCATTCGCCGGCCCGGCGTTGTACGCGATAAGCGCCGCCTCCAGGTCTCCGCCGAACTTCTTTATCTGCGTCCCGAGGTACGCCGTACCCATGCGGACGTTCGCGCTCTTGCCGGCCGGCGTCTGCCAGTATTCCTGGAGCTGGCTGTCATCCATCTCCGCGACGTGCTGTAGCCCGAGGCTCCTCGCCACCTCGCGCGCCGTCTCCGGCATGAGCTGCATGAGCCCTGCCGCGCCAGCCTCAGAGACAGCATCGGCGCGGCCCTCGCTTTCCGCGCCAATGACAGCGCGCACGACGTCAGCGGCCGGGCCGGAGCCAATGGCCTCCTCGACGGTGGTCCGAACCTCGCGGATATTGGAGATCGCGCCGATCAGCTTTTGAGCCTGCGCGTGATCCGTGCCGCTCACCTCGCCCTTGTGGCTCTCGTAGTAGTCGAGCGCCTTGCCTGGATCGTCTTGCGCCATGCGCTGGACAACCTGCAAGTGAAGCGCCGAGACGCTTTGACGCTCCAGTTCAGACACAGCCTCCGGAGGAAGTCCGTCCGGATTGGCGCGGATCGTCTTGCGGGCAAGGTCGAAGACGTTGCCGAGCGCGTCCGGGTTGTCGTAGCTGGCGATCGCGTCGGCTTCCAGGCCGGACAGCGCCGCCGTCTTGGCCGTGGTGCGGACTGCCTGCCGCTGTGTAAACTCGTGCTTCTCGACATTGTCGAGCATGCTGTTTTCGTATTGCGTCCAGGTATTCTCAAACGCGGCCTTCTCTTCCGGCGTCTGGAAATTGCCGGATTGCTCCTCGCGGATCTTCTTGAGATCGGCCGCGACGCGATCGCTCGCGCCGTCAGCGTTGACGCCGGTCTGCTCCATGATGCCGCCAGGGCCGTAGAGCTTCTCACGCATGGTATCGGCGGCCGAGTTGGTAGCGTTCAGGATCTTCGCGGCCGCGTCCCGCTGGCGATCGCGCTCCTCGATCTGGAGCATATTGCCGCCAACCTGCTGCAAGGCGTTGCCCGCCTGCGTCATGGCGCGAGCCTGCATGCCCCCGAAGTCGTCGGCCGAGACCTGGGGCAAGCGCTGCGGCTGCGTCTGCCTCGTGCCGCCTGGATCATAAACGGGAAGAGCCATGGAGTACCCCTTTGATTATCGTGCTGCGGCGGTGCGCGGCTTGTACCACTTGTCCGCCAGCGTGCCGACGCCCGACATGACGGTAGAGAAAGCGCCGATCGCGCCGGCTTGTTTCGCGCTCTTCGCTCGCATGCCGGCCATGTCAGCGCCGGCCATGAGGCCAGCCCGCTCGCGTTCTGCATTGCCTTGGATGACTTGTGCGTCCAGCTCGCCGAGCATGGCCGTGTCCGACAAGATGGCGAGAGGAGATCCGGAGCCGAGATCCAGATTGGACGCGGCGAGGACGGCGCGCTGTCGACCCTCAAGCGCTGCGGTGCGGCGACGGACTGCGTCCTTCTCCTGTTCGCCACGCTTCAACGCATCTTCGGCGAGGATCGTGTTTTGCTTCTGCTCGTATTCAGCGGCGGCAGCGGCGGCGTCGCCCTGTCGCTTTTGGCCGTAAGCACTCACGCCCGTCCCGACGAGGGAGGCGATAGCGCCGATGCTGACGGGATCGAAGCCCACACACATTTAAAGCCCCTTTCCAAAGCGGACGAACAAAGAGCCGAAACAACCGTGCGGCGCTGGTTCTTCCATATCAAAGCCCATCCATTTCAGCCAGCGAAGAGTTTTGACGTTCTCAGCCAGCGCGAAGTTCTCCAGCCTGGAGTATGCCTGAGTGATGCCGTCGAAGAACATGCGCGACTGTCTCGCATATTCCGTCACATGCCGATCGGCCTCGTCGGTCCCGAGAGCCCACGGCATGCCAGTATCTGACATTGTGGTACGACGGCAGACGCCGAAGATGAGCGCCGGCTTGTCCTCGACAAAGGCGGTCCAGGAATAATCGGACATGGCCGCCGTCGTGCGGATCGCCGGCAGAGGCTTGAGCGCGGCGAGATAGTAGATCTCTTTCCGATCGGAGGCGCGGATATTGGCGGCGATATACTCGCCGTCCTCCGGCCGGTAACGCCGGATATCAGCCCCCATAAACGTACTCCATCGTCAGCCCCAAGATGTTCATCGGAAGAGGATAGTCCTGAATAAACATCATGGGAATGTCGTTGTCCCAATTCTCCCAACTGTCGATTTCAAACGATCCGCTCTTGAGATCCGGAGGCGAGTAGTAATCCTCGTCATCGCGCGAGAGAAGCTCAACAGCGGTCTCCTCCGTCTGCCCCACCTTGACGCCTCGCGTGCGGTCGAAGCGCGCGTAGATAGGCCCGGTGGCCTTGAGGACGCCGTTGTCATCCCGCGCCGTGTTGACGAGGTCGAGCGTCTCCATGAGCGAGCGGTAAGGCAGGCCGACGCTTATGCGGGCATAGGCGCGAGGGAAGGCGGGAAGAGCGCCGTCCGTCACAACAAGATCGTCTAGCTCGACGCCGTCGATCACGTAGCCATCGGCGAGGACGGTGACGCGGCGGCCTTCCAGATGGTCGAGGCCTGTCACTTGCGAGATGCAACGGCGAACGACGCCGGCCGTGTAGAATAGGCCCGCGAGATCCGTCGTGTCGACAGCGTCTCCAGGCTCCCACTCATCGCTCACCGTCGCATGCTTAAGGCGGAGGTTGTTAGCATCGACCACCTCGACAGTATAGCGGCCGTCGATCGAGCCAGCCCTTTGATCGTCGCTGTCGAAGAATGACGTATTGCGAATGTCGACCTCGTCGCCGGCCGTCCAGCCGTGCGCCGTCAAGGTGATGACCGTCTCCGCGCCAGTCGTGACGGCCGAAACGGTGCGAGGCTCGTCATAGGAAAGGGCGCTGTCCATGAACAAAGCGCTCTCGACTTCGGTGAACTCGCGATCCTCCATCATCTCGATATACTTCTTCCACACTCCGCCAATGCGGCGCTCGACGATGAAGTATGGAACGTCGCGGCCATCCTCCGGGACAACGGCGACGTCATAGAAGCGGCCGCGCGTGTCGTGCTGGCACCATCCCCAAACATCATGCTCTTTCAGGTACGTAAAGGACAGGCAGTTCCCGTCATCCATCACGCACCAGATAACACCATAGGGCTTGGCAGCATACGCCCAAGCCTTGATTGTGCGCCCCTCAAACAGGTCGCGGGCGAGGAGCGTCTTGTCCGAGGCGCGGTACCCGTCGACGTCAAGGTTGTATTCCATCTCGTAGACGATGCGCTTTGTGCGGTCGGCGAATAGGATCGTTTCACCGGCCAAGATCGGGCGGATCGTTTTTGCAGATCCATAGCGGCTTTGCGGTTCAGGAAGGACGTCCTCCGGAGTGATGACAAATCCATCCCGACCCGTCACCTTCCATTCCCCGGAACGAGTGAAGACAATAAGGCCGTTCTTGATTGAGAGGATGTGATAGATATCCTGCTTCCGTTCCGCCGCAAGGGTGAAGTCGAAGCCGTCGCTCTCCCTGGACGGAGACGAGCGCGCGAAACTACGATAGTTCCCGGATTGCGTCATATATATCGTCTGCGGATTGTTCAGCGTGCCAGCAAAGACGCGCCTCTGCTGTGCGAAGGTAACAACGGATGGAAAGTTGCCTGCCCCGACGAATGGGTTGTATCCGTCCTGCGGCGTCGACGTGAAGTCTGGCGAGATATTGTTGTCCTTGAACGTTTCGTCAGGAGTGCGGCCGATACTGCCATATACTCCATTGCTCGCCTTGTAGACCACATATTCGTCAGCGCCAGGACCGGACGCGGGAGGGTCCCAAGTGATGGTATTGTAGTTTTTGTCGTACCCAAGGACGTTGCCTGCCACAACAGGCCCGGTCGGGAGGCTTTCCTCCCCATTCCCAGAGATCGTCGAGATCTTGTAGAAATGGTTGATAGCCTCCTTGTCCTCGCCATATCCAGTGTAACCCGTGGTGGCTGCGGCGGCCTGATTTGTTGGGGCTTGGACGTCCGTGACGAAGCTTACCGTCGCGAATTGCCAGTTCGTGGCTGAGAGACGCCGAAGCTCGCGGACGTCCGTCAAAGGGTGGACGATCGTCGCGACGTCGTTCGATTGCTCCGTATAGATTTCGCGAACAATGTTGCTGCCGTATGGAGATGCGACTTCATAAGGAGCGCCTCCGCCAGCGTCCACAAATCCGCCACGGCTTACCGGGCGCATGTAAAGGTGCCCGAACTCCATTAGGAACGCATCATCCCCGGCCGCCTCAAACGTCATCAGCCTCCCTTCATTCGTGCTGTCCTTGACCTCACCCACAAACCGAAGGCCCGGCCGGTTCATAGCCCCACCAGTCGCGGTAATCATCATGTTCTCAGCACGCTTTAGCGACGTCAGTTTGCGGGCGATATCGTCGCGGCCGTAGAGAGCGCGAGAGATAATGCCGCCATTGAACGAGTATTGAGTTGTCCGATAATCGCTCATCTTACATCCTGGTAGCCAGCAGTGACGTCGGTATCCTCGACGCCCTCATTGAGGTTCTTCGCGGTGGCCGCCGAGTTGGACGTGAGCCACATCTTCCAAGCCTCTTGCTGAATTTTGAGGTTCTTCGTGATCGGCATAGCGATCTTTGACGCCAACAGCCAGGACGTGGCCTGGATGAAATCGTAATCGAACGTCGTCGGATCTTCCTTGTCGCGGGTATAGATGAAGGTCGGCGTCTCCAGGTCGCAATGCACGAGCTTGCCGGCCTGATCCGGCCGATCCGTCACCTCGAAAGGAACCGGAGGCTCGCCCTTGACGCGCTGGATCTCGAATAGCTGGAGAGCGTCGGCAGGGAACGCGAAGGCGTAGGCGTAAGGATACTTGGCCTCGATATCGAGACGCGCGCCCTTGCGATACATGGACGCGAAATTCCAGAGATTGCCGGCTAGAGCCTCAAGCCGCGCCTCGTCATAGCGAAGCTTGCACGCCTTCTCGCTTGCGCCTGGATTGCGGCTCTCCAGCGTCTGGATCGGAGGTTGCCCGATGTTCGCCAGCGCCATGTTGCAGATGTCGACCTTGGAGATCAGCATGAGGATTATGCTCCGTAGAGTGTCGTCGCGGTGTCCTCGCGCTTCGCCTCTTGTGTGACGGCGATCTTGCGGAGCTGGAGCGACATGGAGCGCCGCGTCTTGCCGTTGACGGTGTTGATGCGATCTTCCGTCACCGTGGCCTCAGAGACCAGCATGACGGGCTCGCCTGCATCAAGATCCATATCCGAGAGGCCGAGCTTTTCGATCGTCTCGTGATCGAGGTGGACGGTCAGGCCATACGGATAATCATCCATCCGCTCGACGCTGTCGCCTTCCCAACTCTTCCGCTCCGCCTCTTTGTCTGCCTTGGTACGCTTCACGTCGACGAGGTTTTGCACAGCCTAGCTCCTTGTTTACAAAAAAGGCCCGCTCAAGCCATGAATGCGAGAACGGGCCAGCTCTTTCCGGGAGGAAACGGTTTGCCTTACGCGTCTGCCGCGCGTTCTTCGGCGTGTTCCTTGCGTTCCGACTTGTCCGCGACTTCCATCCAGCGACCCTTGCGGCCGGTGAAGTAGAAGCTCTCGCCGGGCTCGCGGATCTTGGAACCGTAGTAACCCGCCTCGACGGCAACGACAAGCTTGTTGACGAGCATCGGCTGATCTTCGGCCTTGATCGGCTTCTTCCGCTTGGATGCCTCGACGATCGGCGCGGTATCCGTTGCGGTCTTGGCGGTGGCTGGCGCGGCGGCCGGATTGACGTTCGCCTTGGCCTTGCCGGCGTCAGGCGTCGGAGTGATCGTTGCCTGATTGACGGACTGGTTTCGGCGGAGATCCGGAAGCGCGTCGTCGAGCTGCTCCTGAGTGATCGCCGTCGTCTTGGCAAGCTGGTGGATACGCTTGAGCGACGGCCGGCCGTCCTCCTGCCAGTCGTCGTCCTTCTTGTGGTCGAGGCCGTTCGACGCCGTCTTGATCTGTTCTTTAAGGCTCATGTCGAGCGCTCCTCTTGTTGCTTGCTGGCGGACGCCGGAGGCGGCTTACAGCGGGTTTGTCTGAACGGCGGCGACTACGCCGGCCTGAATGCGCCCGGCCGTCATGGGGCCGGTGGCGACGGTGTAGTTGAGGCGGAAATACCGCTCCGTTACACCCTTGCCGTTGACGCCCTTCGGCACGTAGTTGACGACGCCGAGGTTTTCGCCGGCCTTGAGATCCGCGAGCGCGATCGCGCCCGAAGTCCATACGGTGGTCGGCGAGGAGAACGCCTCGTTGTCGTCGACCTGGAGCGCGACGGTCAGCGTCGCAGCGCCGGCAGCGGCAAAGTCTTCCGTCACCTGGATCAGGAACGGGATCATTGCGCCGATGCCGAGGTTGCGCTTAAGCGGTGCAGCGTGGCGCGGTGCAGTGCCGGCCGCCAGAAGGTCGATCACGTTGGTCGACGGAGCCGTGACCGTGATCGCCTGCTTTTCGGAGAGGAGCAGCGTCTTGTCGAAGATCATTTCAAGTTTCCTTCAAGGTTGACCGATGGCAAGGGAGCCGCGACTAGCGCGGCTCTCCAGCTTAGGCGGCGGCCGGGACGACGGCCTCAGTGTTGAGCAGGCTGTCCGTCTCGCGGATCGGAATACCGCGATAGGTGAGGACTTCCTTGCCTTCGATTTCCTTCGGCACAAGGCGGACGAAGTTGTCCGTTCCGGTGCTGTTCGACTGCGCCTTGTCCAGCGCGGCGAGAACGTCGGTGTTCATGTAGATCGCCGTGCGGGCGATCGGCACGGACGGATCGGCGACCGAGTTGCCCCGGTTCATGTTGTTGCCGGTGCGGGCCAGCTTGCGGCCGAGCATCTTGTAGTAGCCCTCGCGCATCAGATCGTAGACGTTCGTCGTGCCGTCCGAGATCTCGGAGATGTCGACGTTGGCAACGCGGGCATTGTAGCGCCAGTCGCGGACGGAGAGACCGAGATGCCAGCGGAACATTTCTTCGCGGACGTAGTACGGGCGGCCCTCTGCGTCGAGAACGCGCTGGCGCCCCATGTCCTCGCGCTTGACGCCGGCCTGCGTCCCTTCCGGGTAGATCAGGTGCGTCGCGTACTCGCTCCAGGTGACGAACCAGATCGAGGTATTGTCGGAGCCGATACCGCCGCCGTCGATCACCTGATTGCCAGCGCCGCCGCCGCCGATGACGTTGTAGCGAGCGCCGAGACCCTTGAAGGCTTCCGGCGTGGTGGCGGTGTCCTGGTAGAACATGCCGAGGCCCATGGACTGGTTCATGCTTTCGATGAAAGCCATGGCTTCGGAAAGGCGAACCGCGTTCTGGTTCTTCTTGAACAGCTCAAGCAAGCGTTCGTCGACGGTCGAGAGGCCTTCAAGGAAGCCGGTCGTGTCCTCGACGGTCTGGCGCTGAGACTTGCTCTGCTTCATGCCCTGGTAAATCGCACCCCAGGCGACTTCGGGCAGGCCTGTACGGATGGAGTGCTTGTGGTTGCTACCGCTGTTGCATTCGACGGCAATCGCATCGTCGAGCTGCGGGTTGTTCTGCGCCAGCATTTCAGCGACGGAGGCAATCGCCTTGTCGCTGCCGCTGTCGTTCTTCATCATGTCGATGAGGTTGAGGAAGGTATTACCGAGCGTCGCCATTTCTTGACTACCCCTTGCTTGTTTAAGTCATGCGCGCGGTGGTAGTCACGCCCGATTTGATTTGCTTATCCCGAACCGCGCACCATTTCAAGTGGTGCGCGGCAGGATCATCCGTTTATCAGCTATCGCCGTAGAGGTTTTCAAGGATTGTGGACTGTTTCGTCTGCCCCTTGCCCGGCAGCGTTCCCATTTCGCCCATCGCCTTGCCGATCCGGACAAAGCCCTTGATGAAGCCTGGATGATTGCCGAGGCCGGTCTTGTCAAGGATCGCGTCGACCTCCGGAGGGAAGAACGCAAGCTTGGCCTCGCGCGCCTTGGCCGCGTTGACATCGAAGTCCCGGCCGCCGATTTCCTTGTCAGCCTTGACCTCTTCCGCCCAGCCGGCGACGCGCTCCGCGTGAGCTTCGGACTGCTTCGCGTAGAGCTTGACCTGCATGGCCGATAGCTCCTTGACGTCTTCCTTCGACCACTTGCGCGAGGCCGCGAACTCGCGGAACTCCTTGTCAATCGCCGGGTCCAGCTCAAAACCTTCCGGGATCTCGACCAGCTCGTAGCTCGTGGGGTCGATGGGCTTGCCCTCTTCCTCCTCGCGCTTTTTCTTCTCCTCGTCGGTCTCCGGCTTGTCCTTGTCATGCTCCGCCTTGGCGGCCGCGTTCTCCTCGTCCGTCTTGTCCGGATCGTTCTCGTATTCCTTCCACTCCGGCGCGGCCTCGCCCTTCTCGTCCTTCTTCTCGGGCGGAATGATATCGCCTTCCTTCGGCTTCGTCTCTCCGCCTTCCTTGCCGTAGAGGTTCTCGCCAGCGCCGCCGTTGCTCTCGCCCTGCTGCCCGCCCTGTTCGCCGCCAGCGCCGCCAGCGTCAGCACTGCCGCCCGTCAGGATCGTGCCGCCGCCGCCGCTCTCTCCGCCCTCGCCTTCCGCGAAGCAAATGCCCGGCGAGGCCATCGAGAGAGCGGCTGCCATGCCGAAGAACGAGGAGAAGATTGAATGTCTGGTCATGTCCGGTTTTCCTTCATCATGGTCAGGACGTCATCCTTGGAGATCGTCCACAACACGTTAAACAGCTCGATCGCCGCCGCATGCTTGCCGTTGAGATAGCTCGTCATGTGCGGAGATGTCGGGTCGAAAGGTATCAGCGAATAACCGAGCTTGTCGAGTATGTCATGCAACATCAGCCGGCCGCTCCAGGTCGACAGCGCCGAGGCGTAGGCGGAGCGAAGATCCTCCTCCTCGTCCTTGACCGTCCGCTTGCGCTTCGCCTTCTTGTCCTTGTCCGCCTCCGTTGGCTCCAGCGGCTCCAGGTCCGTGGTGCGCTCAAGCATGTAGGCGTCGCGATCGTCCTCTTCATTCGCCATAGGCTAGTCACTCCGGTTAAATTAGGCGCTGCGGCCCGCCGCCGAGGATGTCGGCAAGCAGGTTGCTATCCCGGCCGGTGTCAGCCTTGGACAGCACAGCGGCCGTATCCGCGCCCATGGCCGCCGTCTCCATGGCTTGAGCCTGCTGCGTCTGTTTGGCGCGCGCGCTGCGGATCTCCGCCACCTTGTCATCGCTGCGGACCATGGAGGCAGGCACGCCGACGACGTCGCCATACTCGTCAACGGTTTGATCCATGTCCCACTTGTCGAGGATCTCAGGATTGCCGGCAGCGAGGTTGCCGAGGAAGCCTGCAAAGCGCTCGATGGGTCCAGCGCCGATCGCCCGTTGAGCCGTGGCGAGGAGCGAGATGTATTCAACCTCAAGCTGGAGACCGTCCAGGACGGGCGGAGGCGGCGGAAGGACGCGGTGACGGAGGAGGATGCCAAACGCCCGCTTGACGTCGTGGTTGAGCCCCTCGTAATGCGTCCGCTCCAGGACAGGACCGAGAGCGATAAGCTTCTCCTCGTGCCGTTCAGCGATCTCGGTCGCCGTCACCTGTCGGCGGTCGCTCTCCAGCGTGGCGAGGAAGAGATTGACGAAGTAGCCGACGTCAATCCGCTGCTCAAGGATATACTCCTCGCCTTGCACGGCCTGGAGCTGTGTGCCCTGGATCTCGTAGATCGGCCGGATAGGCTGGCCGCCGCCGCCAGCGGCCGCAATGTCTGGATAGTAGGAATTTGCGCCCGGCATATGGTTGACGCCGAACTTGGCTTTCTTCATCGACGCGGGAGACTGCGTCGCTGGAGCCGCCATCTTGTCGACCATCTGGCCTTTGCGGCGCTCAAGAACCTGCAAGCTCTTGACGATCGGCAGCACGAGCGAGCCAGGACCGTCGCCGTAAGTGTCTCCAGGCTGGAGATCCCAACGAGGAGCGGAGATCGGGTTTTCATTCGCGCCGCCGACGCCGAGGATCGCGTTGCCGCCCTGGTCAGCCACGTCGAGGCAATAATATATCTTGGTGTAGACCATGCCATTGGGACCGCGCGCGCCTTGGATGCGGCGAACGTTCGGCTGGTCGACGCCGACGATCTTCCATGGACGCTGGTAATCGCCGGTATCGTAGGCGTAGCGAACCTCGCGCGGGATATTGCCCTGAAACTCCTCGACGAGCTGGAGCGTCGTGCGCTCCATGTCGCGGTACATGGTATCGACGACGCCGCGCCGATCGACGCCGAGGTAGTATTCCCCCGGAGGCGAGCAATAATTGTTGATGACGTTCTCATAGTCCTCGTCGATCAGGACCGGGCCTTGCCCGAAGTCCGCCATATCGCGATAGGACTGCTGCTTGATGTGGTAATAGTTCGACGACGCGAATACCTCGTAAAGCATCCGCTCCGCGATGTTGAACCACATCTTGGCCTCTTGGCTCTCATTCAACGCCGGGTTCGACGTCTTGAGCTTGAGCCATGGCCTCGACGGCGAGGAGACGCCGGCAAGCATGCCAGCGCCGCAAGTCCGGCTGGCAAACGTTCCCTTCTCGTTGAGTACGTTCTTGGATCGACGGCGCTTCTTGCCGTTGCCGACGAGGTATCGGCCAAGCCGGAGCTGGATATACTCCGAGATGTCGCGCCATTCCTCAAGGTACTCCTGGCGCTCGCTGTTCAGCTCCGACTTGCGGTACTCAAACTCCTGCCGCTGAGACGAGAAGTTGAGGAGACGCGGAGGCGTGATCCGGACTTTAGGTGCTTCGCCGAGGTTCATTGAGTTGCAGCCTTACTGACCGAGGAGAGCCTTGCCGACAGTCGGAGCGGCCGCGCTGTTGCCAGACGTGAGGATTGTCGACTGAGAGCCGGCCGCCGCGCGGAGACGCTTGGATGCGTCGTTCTTTGCGGTCTGGACGTTCTGGTCCTGCATGCGAGCCGGCTGCTGGATTGCGACAGGCTCCGGAGCGGCCGGTTGGCTACCAAAGACGCACATGGAAATCTCCTTTAGATGCGATCGTATTCGACGCCTACCACATTGTCATCTCGTTCGCCAGCCATCTCGCGACGCGTATCCTCAACCGTCCGCATGGCGACAGGAACGGCGAACGTGAGGGCGAAGGCGTCGGCCCGGTCTGGCGATCCGTCGCCGCCGTCCGCGCCGGCCGACTTGATCGCCCGCTTCTTCAATTCTTCCTTGCTCTCGATTTTGACGGCCGTACCCTTCTTGCCCTGGACCATCCAGTATTGTCGCGCCGTGAGCTGGCGCTTCAAGATCGGATCTTTCGTCGGTAGGCAGACGCCGACTTGCTTGAGCCAGGACCGCGCCTCGCCGAGCATATAGGTCGCCATGTCCGCATATTCCGGCTCCGGAGACGTGCCGCCAAAGTTGATCTCGTTGACGTTCGGCACGCCCCACCCGTTGAGCGCGTCGATGACGCCGACGCCGATGCCGCCAGCGTCGACGTTGATCGCGTCCGGCAGGTATTCCATGGCGAGCTTGCGAACCTCCATGGCGAGTTGATTGGTGTCCAGGCCACGGAAATGGAACGGCCCGACCGATCGAGCATCACGGCCGCGCCGGACGTGGATCACGCTTTCATCGTCACCATACCGAGCGACGTCGACGCCGAAGATAACAGGATCATGGATCGTAGGAGCCGGCTGGCGCTCCTCGCTCATTGCCATTGTCACGACATTCGTCGGAACAAACTGCCGATCGCCGGTAACTGGAAATTCGCCCAAGACACGCACCTTCACGTAATCGCTGTCTATTCCATAGTCCTCGACCCATTGCTTGAGCAAGGCCTTGTTCGTCATCTTCGCTTCACGGCTGTCGACGCGGAACGTCTTGAAGCGGTGGCGCATGTCGTGATGGCTGTCGAAGAAATAGCCTTGCGGCCGCGTCGGGTTGCCGAACAGGAACATCATCGGCTCGCCATCCGTGAGGCCGCCTTGCGCCGTCTCCAGGATGATGCGCGCCACTTCGGACGCCTCGTCAAAGACGTAGAAAGGCGTCGAGGTTGCAGCGTGGACACCAGCGAACGCGGCCGGCCGATGCTCGTCCCACGCAATGCCGTTGACGCGCCATGTCTCAGGATGGAGCCGATGGGCGATCTTCATTGCGCCACGGCCGGACGTGATCCGGAACCAGCGGCGGGTAATCATCAGGTTCGCCCACTTGACGATCTCGGGCCATGTCGTGGTCTCAAGCTGCGGGATGCTGTTCGCCGTCACGCGGCCGCGACAGTGAGGACGCGTCGACATGATGAAGCCGACGATCCAGGCGACGAGGCCGGACTTGCCGACACCATGGCCGGACGTGGTCGAGGACATGAACGGCATGACAGGCGTGCGTCCGTCAAAGTCCTTTATCCGGATCTCCTCGCCCCACTCGCGAAGGAAACCCTCTTGCCATTTGTCTGGACCGTCGAAGCCATCAAGCTCGCCCTCGCCCCACGAGTAGGAGAAGCGCACCCACTCAAGCGGATCTTGCGAAAGGTCCGCCATCTCGATTGCAAGATGCTCGTCAGCTTCGGCGAGGGAGTTGTATTCGACCTGCATGATCTACCAGCGCGGCAAGCTGTCCTGGTACAGCATGAACAGGATGAACCCCGCGATATACGCGAGGCCCAAGAGTGTGGAGATCAAGCCGGTCATCAATGCACCGTAGGCGCGGCAGGCGGATGGCCCCACGACGCGCACAGCGCCGCGTAGCTCACCTCGCCACGTCCGGTCTGGAGCTGCATGCCGAGGTATGTCACGCCGGCATCGTTCAACGCCTTAGCTCGATCGGCCAGCAAGAGGTTGTCGACCATGTTGCGCACGGCCGCCTCGATCTGCACCGACGCCATGCGGTGGAGCAGCTCTTGCGTCTTGTCGATCGGCTGGACGCCGGCAGCGCGCTCAACATCAGGATCGAGGTGGAGCATGCCGGTCTCGATCGCGTCGTTAAGCTCGTGGTCGTTCATGCGGTTGATGTTCTTCACGGAATGGCTCCTGCCGACGTCGACGCCGATGATATTCGGAGGCTCTTGCATATACAGCTTCCTGAGATCGCCGCCGCAATCCTTGGCAAGCTCTTCGTAATACTCTTTGGGATAGTCCATAGTTAACCCTCCTTTGGTTAATCTTCCGTTGGGTAGTCGCCGAGGTGGTCAGTCTCCTCCTCGATCCTGGCGCGCTCTTCGCGCTCCTCCAGCTCGTCGGCAGTCAGCGTCTCGCCGGCCGCCTCGCGCTCCGCCAGTCGGCGCTTGCGCTGTTCTTCCTTGCGGCGACGCATGACGTCCGCCGCGTCCGTGATATCCTGCACCTCGACGACGTCGGTGAACAGCTTGAAGTGTTTCCCGAGGGCTTCCAGCGCGCCGAGCTTCGGAGCCAGCTTGAGCTTGACGCTCTTGACCTTCTCAGCGTTCTCGCCGCGTCCTTCGGTGTATGTGTCGATCGTCATCTCCTGGATCGCCGCGTATTGCTCGCGCGACAGGCCGGAGAGATCGTAGCCGGCCGGATTGCCGTCCTCACCGATGACGAGGAAGTCCACCATGTTCGACATGGCGAGCTTGTTCAGTTCCTCAAGGACCGCATCCTTGGTCAGCGAGAGCCTAGCCTTTATCTCCTCGCGCATGTGCTTGACGTAGTCGCGGATGGCCGGCTGCATCAGGAGCTTGTTTCCCTCCAGGCGAGCGCGGGCGAGATTGACGCGGCTATCAAAGAACCCGTCCGCGTCCTCGCCCTTGGCTGGCCGATATGCCTCGACCCATGCGCGAGAGACGTCGCCCGTCCGGAGATAGGCTTGCACGAACACGGCTTCCTGTACCGTCCAGTCGTGCCGTTGCCACGCCGGGGTTGCGTCCTCGACGTGGTCAAACTCTTCAATGGGCTTGTCTGTCTTGCTCATGCCGCTAAATGCCTACGCTTGCCCCTGCCCGTCAAGGTCGCGCTTGACAAAGATCCGGATGGATGGAGCCGTCCCTTCCGTGAGTAGCTCGAATTGCTCCTGCCGATACGGCATGAGATCCACGCCCTCCGCCACGCGATAGCGGACAGCCTCGCCGTGCGCCGGCATGTCATCAAGTCCTTGCTCGCGCGAGATCATGCCGGCAGCTACCAGCTCATCAAGCGCCACCTGGATCTCAGGCGACGGGACATACTCCTGCATGTGATAGGTGACGACAGCGCCGAAGCCGAACACGGAACCGAGAACGCAGCGAGCCTCTTTGGATAGGTTTGCCATTGTCATCACCAAACGTAGACGGCACGGAGCAACGCGACCAGGACGAGGATCACGACGACAGCGTAGCAGGCGACAGCCGCGCCGAAGATGAGGCCTTGAGCAGCCGGCCGGCCATGGCCGTGTTCCATCTCCGCTTGCACGAGCGCGACTTGCGCCACGTATGCGCCGAAGGTGGCGAGGAGGACGCACTTGATCGAGATCCAGTCGCCCTGGACATAGGCGAAGCCCATGAGCGCGACGAGGCCGAGGGAGGCGAAGGTGATAGCGGCCGAGATCATCGGCGCGAGGATTGATGGGCGATCGTACATGGAGCAGCTCCGGGGTTTGAGTGTGGTAGATTTTCGCCCGGCCCTTGCCGCTCGCCTACGGAAGTCAGCGATCAACGGGGAGGCCGGGCGATCATTCATGGCAGTGATGGCCGCCACGTTCGGCGACAGCGGTTAACGACGCCGCTGCCCCAAGGCGGACAGTTATCGCACCAAGGACGGCGCGGCGCAAGAGATGCCTACATAGTGGGAGGCGAGGTGAGGCAAGAGGCTAGCCGCTATTCCTTATTGCGAATGCGTCGCAAGTGCATGTTGCGTTTTTTGCAGCTATGTAAGGATCGGACTATAATATATATCAATCTACCTATCTCTTTATTAAAGTCCGATTTTCTCCTAGGTTTCAAAAAAGCAACATGGGAAAACCCGTTTACCAAAAATCAATGACTTAGGTCGATCTACCGATAACTAGACAACGTTAAGCGTTGTATATATAAAGCTACCTATTGCAGCACATCATCAAGGAGACGTTTAGCAATGGCTAAGACAATGATCGACCTACCAGACGACTTCAAAAACGAATTGATCCGCAACGCCTCGCGCGGCGGCGGCACAATCAAACAGCAGATCCTCATAGCCTTGTGCGAGAAATGGTCATGGCCGGAAAGCCGAATGCCGATCGACGGCCGATACAAGCTCCTCGACCCGGAGACCATCCCGCCCGTCCGCTTCAATGGCAAGGAACCGCGCGGCAAGCTGCCCCTTGATAGTGAAGGCCTGCCATCCTTCGACGAGGCATTCGATCGAGCCGAGGAAGCCGCACGCCTCCAGGCTGGAGCAGTAGGAGGCAAGGATGAGTTCTGAAAAATTCAAGAACGTCTCGCCGATCGCCTTCCCTGCTATGACCGCCGAGCTGGAGGATATCGTGCAAGGCTTCAAGGCCAGGAACCGGCCGGCTGGCATCGCCATGGCGAAGCTAATCCTCCGCGAGGCCAGAAACGAAGGCCAGATATCCGTTGATGATTGGGCCAGGATCTTCCGCGATAACTTCGGCTTTCGCGATGAACTGTGGAGCGCTCCCTAACCATCGTCGGCCGCTCCAGCCCCACGCCGGAGCGGCCGATCTCTTGCACACAATCCATTACCGCAAAATCAAATTAACCATTTTCCAGTTAACTTTTTACCGCACAATTATTTATCGCGACAAGCATATAGCTAAGTCATTGCGCTGCTTGAGGCTTGCGCTGCTACTGTGCAAGACGTCCCAAAAAAAATCATACAGCTTCGCGCGGAATAATTGACATCATGTCAAATGCGCGTAAGGTGCGGGCTCTACCACATCAAACCCGGAGAAACGGACATGGCTAAGGCAATCTTCACAGCGATCGACCCAAACGGCGTGACGCACAAGCGCACGAGCGACAGACGCATCTATTCGCACACCGTCGTTTTCCAGGAGAGCAAGGCCGCCCACATGGCTACCGCGACATCTGCCGAATGGGCGAAGCAGGACGGCAAAAACTACGATTATGATGTTGAATGCGCAGCCGGCACTCACCCCCACGTTACGCACGTTTCTCCGGCTTCCGGATATCACTCCAGCTACACCCCGGAGAGGATTGCCGAGATGCAGCAGGCGCAGCGCGACAGCAACGTAAAGCGGATCGCCAGCGCCAAGGCAACCATCGAAGGCCTGACGCGCGCCGAGTACATCGCCAAGAAGCAGGCGGAGCGCGTCGCTCGCGTCGAGGCCGCTGATTACACGGTCTGGCATAACGCCGGATGGTGCGGCCGCCTGGATCTCGCCCACAAGCTGGAAGCGCAGATGCGCGGCTTGCGCCATACCTCGACCGTCATGATCCTGGAGGCTGTCAAAGCCTGATCCGCTTAGGCGTCCGCCCTCGTCGGCGGACATCCAAACGGACCAAGGAGCTACCATGTCCTTCATAGCCGAGCTTAAGAACATCGCCGACCGTATCCACCAGATCGCGGCGCATGGCGGCGACACTGTCGAGAGCAAGCGCAGGGAGATAGTTCGCCGTGCGAATGCGATCGAGATCAGCCACTACAGCGGCATGAAGGAAGATCAGGAAGCCGCGCGAGAGTTGAAAAAAATGTTCGTCGAGCAAGAGAAGGCCCGAGCTGACGAAGTCGCCAGAACGTTGGAATTGGATATGGCGCGTGAGCTGGAGACGTTGCGCGCCTATCTGCCCCAGGTCGCGGCCAAGGCGGCAATCGAAGCCGGAGAGCATGCGCGGGCCATATCCAAGCGCGCAACCAAGGAGCTACCACAATGACCAAGACGATCGACCAGCTTGAGGACGAGGCGCAGCGCAACGAGAGCCGACAGGCCAGCGATGGCCGCGTGTGCGTCTTTCATGACGGCTTCCAGTTCGACTACTACGACACCAAGCCCTTTGCGAAGCCGCAGATCGACCGCGAAGAGGCAATCGCCCTCCTCGCCGCCGAAGCCTACGATCGCCAAGGCATGCCGGCCGCGACGCCTCGCGTCCCAAGCAGCGTAATCGTCGGCTGGAGCAAGAGAGCTTTGATAAAAGAATATTGCCTGCCGACGCACATGCTGGCGCGCGAGAAAAACGTTAGCGCTACGGAGGTATCCGAGAAGTCGAAAGAGTGGCGGAGCCGGTGGGACAAGTCCCTGACGATGGCGGTCACTCAACTTGTGACCGAACGCGGCATGCGCCAGTTCCACGCCCGCTACCTGATCCAGCCGTCCTGGATGGCCGCCAAGATCGCCGTCCAGTGGTGGCACGACGAGGACGGCGATGAGACCGGGCGAGGCTGGCAGGGCGACTTTATCGACACGATTGGAATGTGAGATGACCACCAAGCAAGACGTCATCCGCCTGAACCGCGCTCACCCTGACTGGACGGCCCGCGAGATCGCCGATGAGCTTGGCTGTAACCCCGGCTACGTCCGCGCCACGGCCAAGCGCTGCATGCTTGAGCTGGCGCGCGGCGACGTGGCCTATCGGCGAGCGGTCAAGCGCCTGGAGGAAGCGGCGGCCGTCATGCTTGCCAAATACATCGGCCTCGTCAATTCACGCGAGGCTGGATTTTGGAACCCCGAGGAAGAGGGCTCAGTGATAGAGCTGAAAGAGGCCCTCAAGATGGAGAAGGCACAATGACCAAACGAGGACGCAACTGGATGGCCGCCATGGCCCTATCGCTCCTGTTTTGGGCGATCATCATTTCAGCCGTGTCGAGCATTGCCTTCGGTGCGGAGATCAGGCCGGTAGGCCATTCGATTTTCTGCATCCGCTGGCCGGAAGAGTGCACCAAGGCGGAGGAGGCCAAGACCGATCGCCTCGACGTTCTGGCATCTGTCAACGCCAGCATCAACCGCAAGCCATACCGACAGGACCGCATCAAGAGACGCTCCGCCGAGGTTTGGGGCATGGGGCAGGATTGCGAGGAGTACGCCATCCAGAAGCGCCGCGCCTTGATCGCTAAGGGTATACCGGCCGGAGCCCTCAAGATCGCTGTCGGCACGGCCGGCAGGGAGCGTCACGCCGTGTTGATCGCCGAGACCACGGCCGGCCGGCTTGTCCTGGACAACATGACAGCGGAGATCCTGCCGTTGAGCAAGAGCGCATTCAAGGTCGACGCAATGGCTACCGCCAACCCGGCCGTATGGAGGAAGATGTGATGACCAAGCAACCGACAGAGAACCCCGCTCCCGTTCCACATGTGCGCGGTTTAGTACCGCTATCCGATGTCGTAGATTTCGTCGCGAATTGGTGGGCTACCGAAGACGGGCACATCGCCATGTCTCCGCCCGCAGCAGCCCAGTACATCGAGAAGCACTTCGCAACCGACGCTCAATGCCGTCACTGTAACGGAAAAGGTTATCAGGCGGGAGACCCGGAAGGAGCGCCGATAGAGGACTGCGACCACTGCGGCGGTAGTGGAGAAAGCACTAAGACAGGCGAAATGAAGTTATTCGGCCATTGGTCGAAGCACAGGCTTGCGGACGGCATATTCCTGCCGTTGGTTTGCTACGTGCCGACAGGGCCAGATTATACGACTGTGCCATTGTACGCACCGGCTGACATGGGTCCAGGCATCGACGCCATCCGTGGTTTCCTGCGCCGCCCTCGCCCTGATGGCATCCTGCCCCCATCGCCCGAACCGAGGGAGGGCGGCCCGGTCGATCTATCCGCCGACGATATGGAGACCTTGCGGCAAGAGAAAATTAACGAGCGCCGGATTAACATCCGCAACGGATACGGAGATTGACATGAGCAAGAGAACCAGGGCGCTCCAGATCGAGGCTAAACGATCGGGCGGCTACATCAGCATCGGAGACCGGCATATTGTGGTCGGCAACCACTTCGTATCTACGAGGCCGCGCATTGAGAGCGCCAGCTTGTCGAACCGCGTCAACTCTCCGTTTGGCTATAGCTACACCACGAAGGCCATGCGACGAGATGCTATGAGCGCGTCTCGAAATTGGCGCGAGGCTTGCGCCTTGTCCCGTCCTCGCCTGCCGTGATATCAACATCAACCCGCCTACCACATCGAAAGGGAACACGGATGGAATGCCACACTTTCACAACGCTGAAACCGCACACCGATCGCGCCGCATGCAAGCACGTCGACTTGAGAGGCGTCCGCTTCCAGGTCCACAAGAGCGGCAAGGTCTACTATTGGCAGACGTCGGCCGAAGGCTACCGCGAGATCGCGTTCCTGTCGCCGCTGTCGGCCGAGGTGCGCAAGGCGTCGGGATGGTTCAAATGAAGGATCTCGGCACATTCACCAAGGCCAGGACCGCACCACCGGCCGGTGCATTCACCAACGCTATCGTCATCGGCCTCCTCCTCGTCGGGATCTGCTGCACCTATGCGGCCGTCAGGATCAACGAGGAGAGCAAGGCTCAAACCCAAGGAGAAAGAGTATGACGCAGTTCGTTACCGTCGAGGGCCGGACCCTCGCCAAGGCGTTGAAGATCGCCGTCGCGATCGTCGAGAGGCGCAATACCATCCCCATCCTGTCAAACGTCCGGCTCACTCGCCGGCTCGCGCGCCTGGAGATTGCATCCACGGACCTGGACATCATGCACGTCGGCGCGATCGACATGATCGACGCGGAAGGTGATTTCGACATCACCGTTGCAGCTCACCTCCTGGAGAAGATCGCCCGACTCGCCGGCCCGGCACCGATCCGGATCGAGATCGTCGAGGAGAAGCACACGCGATCTCTCTACAAGGGTAAAATTGTCGAGCAGCAGGAATACACACTCACAAAGGCCCGCCTCCTGGTCGCGGACGGCGACGCCGCCTACACGCTGGACACCTGCCCGCCTTCCGACTTCCCGGAGTTGACCGTCAACGAGACCAGGACCGTCGCGTCATTCACCAACGGCCGCGCCGCCGAGCTGATTTCGATCGTCGCGCCGTTCATCTCGACCGAGGAGACCCGCTATTACCTCAATGGCATCCACATGACTGCGAACCACATGGAGGCCACGGACGGGCATCGGCTTTGCCGTGTCGAGTTTGACAAGGAGCAGACGACTGCGCTGGACGTCATCATCCCGCGCAAGGTTTGCGCCTTGCTACTGAAATTCGCCGGGCCGGATCTTGTGCTTGAGGTTTCCGAGACGCAGACGCGCATGGTTGCCAAGACGGCGGCCGGCCGCTTCACGTTCAAACTGATCGACGGAACCTACCCGGACACCGTCCGCGTCATCCCCAGGCGCGAGGACGTCAAGTTCACATTTGACATCGGAGCCGCCAACATGCGAACGGCCGTCGAGCGGGTGATGACGGTCAAGACCGATCACAGCAAAGCCGTCCGCATCCACGAGCAGAGTGGAGAGATTGCTGTCACCGCCAGCAATCCGGAGATGGGAGACGCTACCGCCAGGGCATTCGACGCATGGCCGGAGGACGCCATACCGTTCGGCCTCAACGGCAAGTATCTTCTCGACATCCTCCCCAAGACCGGCCGCGTCAAGATCCACGGCAGCGAGGCCGGAGCGCCGTTCCTCGTCGACGTCGAGGGCCAGGAGGATACTACCCGCGTCATCATGCCTATGCGTGTCTAGCCATGACCAACGCCGGCAGGACCAACGGGCCACCCGTCATCCTCCCGAGTGTCGCGGACGAGATGCGGATGTATGATCGCTGCCCGCCCGAGATCCGCGCGGCATTGCGTGAGGCACCTATAGAATACTCAGCGGCCCAGGCGCTTTTTCTGATCGAGCGCCAGGGCTGGACGATGGATCGAGTAATTGAGGCGCTCAAGAAATGACAGACGGAACGACGTTCGACCACCTCGCCTACACGTTCAAGGCCATGGGCGTCGAGCAGTGCAGCCTTGAACATCTCGCCGAGAGGGCCAAGGTCAACCTATTCGACGTGACGCCGATCACGCTCCGCAATGCCATGCTGTTTCGCGGGATCGAGATAGAGAACGGGATAGCCTCGCTCTACGAGGGCCACGACTTCAAGGACACCGTGACGCTAGGCTATAAGAAATTCTGCCAGCGCGCGGCCGAGATCGTCGAGGTAGCGGATGAGCCAGTCCCGGCCGTCGACCTGATCGCCCTCGTCGGCTTCGCAGAGGCGGCAATTCCCTTGTCGACCATGTCGCGGCATCTCAAGAAGGTCGGGATCTGGTTTATCCCCGGCCTTGGCTATTGGCACAAGCGCCAGTTCGTCGACCAGGACGGCAACATCTATGGCCGCAAGACGGACAACGCACAGGCCGCCGCCCTCGTCGAGGCCTTCAAGGAATACGGATGGCCTATGACCGCGATCGACCTGGAGGCAGCGACTTACGGAGTAGTGACTAGACGCTATGTCACTCACGCCGTTCGTCGACCATGGCCGGATATCGTTTCAGTCGGATACGGCCTTTACGTTCCGGCCGGAGCGGCGCGGCGCGTGGGCTTTCCAGTATCGACCAACGTCGCGCGCGCGATCCTGGACCTGGAGCCGAGCGAGGTTCTCGACAGCAAAGACAACACCCGCATGTATCGGCTATGTGACTTGCTCCGCCGTTTCCGCTATGGAGTGGTCAGGCGATCGAACACAGTCCGCGACGGGAAGCAAAGACGGATCGCCTACTTCAAGCTCAATGATACCGGACGGCGAGCGCTCAATGCTGTCGTTCGCAACAAGAAGCCGGATGATGAATTCTGACAGCACGCCTACAGAGCCGAGGAAGGACGCGAGGTACGGCCGGATAAGGTCGACGGATACCAACGTCTTTTTGCACCCCTGCCGCGTCTGCGGGGTTGCGAACGCCGGACATGGCGTTAATGTGTCACTTCGTAAAGGGCAGCTTGGTGATTGGTATTGCGCCGAACACCTCCCGGCCGAACACCGCACTACCACAAAGCGGATACCGGAATGAAATTCGACTTCGATCAAATCAGACGGGATAACCCGTTGCCCCAGGTAGCCGCCGCCAGTGGCTTGGCGCTCGCGCCGAACGGCAACGAGTTTGAGGCTTGCTGCCCTTTCCATGCG